GCAAAGATGCTATGAGTGTGCCATCAGTAGCAAGAGCTCGTAACCTTATCTGCGGAACAGTCGCATCAATCCCACTTGAGTATTACAGCAAGAGTACAGGCGAAGTAATTGCGCCACCTCGATGGATTAGCCAACTGGCTAAGAATCAGCCATCATTCGTAACCCTAACTTGGTGCGTTGATTCGCTTCTCTTCTACGGAGTTGCTTACCTTCGAGTTACAGAGCGTTATGCTGAAGATGGTCGCCCTTCTGCTTTCGAGTGGGTTGCTAACACACGCGTTACCTTCACAACTGACCTTGAAGGCATCATGATTACCCAGTATTACATCGATGCTTACCCAGTCGATATGAATGACATTGTTACTATTCAGGGATTCGATGAGGGCGTATTAGAACGCGCTGGTCAGACAATTAACTCTGCAATACAGATCAATAAAGCAGCAGCTATTGCTTCAGCTACCCCAATGGCATCAGGTATCTTAAAGAACACAGGCGCAGACCTACCAGCCAATGAAGTCTCTGGACTTCTTGCAGCTTGGAAGCGCAGCCGTCAGAACAACTCTACTGCTTACCTCACATCTACTCTTGAATTTCAGCCTACTCAGTTCTCACCCCGTGACATGATGATGAACGAGGCAATTCAGAACCTTTCGACTGAGATTGCCCGCGCTATGAATGTGCCAGCCTATTATCTTTCAGCAGATCAGAACACAACAATGACATACGCCAATGTTCAAGATGAGCGCAAGCAGTTCTTTGCTTTATCTATTGAGCCTTACATTCAGGCTATTCAGGCGCGCCTTTCAATGAACGATATCTCTACAGCAGGGCATGAAGTTCGCTTTGCAGTATTCGACACCTTCCTAAAGAACGATCCTCTTGTTGAACTTCAGGTTCTTGAGAAGCTCCTAACCCTAGGACTTATCTCTACAGAGCAAGCGATGGAAATGACAGACCTTACCCCTAACGGAATCGAAGGAATGAGCTAATGAATAACCTAATCATCGAAGCAGCCTCAATCGAGTGCAGCGAAGAACGCCGCGAAATCTCAGGAAAGATTGTGCCAATGGGTACAGGCGAGATTGGCAATACAAACATGGGTGGCGTTGTATTCGAAGCCGGTTCAATCGACATTGCTGATGTATCAAAGATTAAGTTGCTATCCCAGCACGATATGAAGAAGCCAGTTGGTCGCATGATTGCGGCAGAGACTCGCTCAGACGGAATCTATGCAACCTTCAAGCTCTCACGATCTACAGGCGGCAACGATGCTCTAGTTATGGCACAAGAAGGACTTGTCTCAGGTCTCTCAGTAGGTGCAGAGGTGCTTGCATCAAAGCCCTCACGCGATGGACACACAATCGTCACATCAGCAAAGCTCAAAGAAGTTTCTCTCGTTACTGAACCGGCTTTCAAGTCTGCTCAGGTGCTAGAGATCGCAGCAGAGGAATCACTCCCTGTTGAACCAATCCAACCAGAAAGCGAGCCACAAGTGGAAGAATCAACCACTCCGGTAGAAGCTCCAGCAGTTGAAGCAGCAGCAATCGAAGCGGCTCGCCCAACAGTTGTTGCGAATCTCCAAGTACGTGAGCGCACAGCTCCAATCTCATCAGCACAATATCTCGAAGCATCAATGAAGGCAGCACTAGGCGACGATGAAGCACGTCGCACAGTTCGCGCCGCTGATGATTCGACTTCTACTAACACAGGTTTGACACTCCCATCACACCTCAACACATTCATCACAGACACATTCACAGGTCGCCCAGCATTTGAAGCAGCAACACGCGGTTCACTTGCAGGCATCGATGGAATGTCATTCACAGTTCCACGCCTTTATACAAACGCATCAACTCCTGATGTTGCGCCAACAGTCGCAGACACAAACGAGGGCGCAGCACCATCAGAAACTGGGATGACCTCAGCATATGACACGATCTCAATCGAAAAATTCTCCGGACTCCAAAGAGTCAGTTTTGAGTTGGTGGATCGCTCGTCTCCTGCTTTCATGGAACTCATGATGGCAGAACTTCGCAAGGCATACGAGAAGGCAACAGACGCAGCACTTCTAGCAGCGTTCGTAGCATCTGGTACAACAGCAGCTACAACAGCAGCAACAGCAGCAGGACTTCAGTCATTCATCTCTGTAGAAGGCGCTGCCGCATACAAGGGTACAGGCGGAGACTTCGCTAACAAGCTCGTAGCTTCAACAGATCAGTGGGCTGCTATCGCAGGATACGCAGACTCAACAGGTCGCGCACTCTACTCAGCACAGGGCGCAACACAGAACGCATCAGGCAACGCAGTTGCTACAAGCGTTGTTGGTGGCGTACTTGGTACAGACCTCATCGTTGATCACAACATCTCAACATCAGGCATCGTTGATAACTCAGCATTCTTGGTTGCTCCATCATCAGTGTACACATGGGAGTCACCAACAACACAGCTCCGCGTAAACGTTCTTACATCAGGCGAGATTGAAATCAATCTTTACGGATACCTCGCTATCTACCTTGCTAAGTCAGGTAAGGGCGTTCGTAAGTTCAACCTTACATAATAGCAATACCCTAAGTCGCTCAAGGGGGCTGCCAGAGCCCTTGCAGCTCCCTTGAGTCTTTAGAAAGGACAACATGAGTACAACAACAGTTGCAGAACTTCGTACCGCACTAGGTATTGGAACTCTCTATACTGATGCAGTCTTGCAGTCAGTTTGTGATGCTGCTGATGATGTTATGTTGCCTTTTCTATGGACTAACACGACTCCAATCGTAGGACATAGCAACACCGCTACAACCGGCACTTCATACTTTAATGACTATGTGCAAGATGTGTTCTATGTCGGCCAAACTGTAAATATCACAGGCTGCGGATCTAAGCACAACGGCAACAAGACAATTACCGGAGTAGGCGAGAAGCAGATTAGTTATGCCATTACTGGCAACAACAATGTGCCAGCAGTTTTCCACCCAGTAAATCCTTACGGCACAGTTGCAGCAGACACTTATGTCGATTACACAACTATCCCTGCTATCCAAGAGGCAAGCCTCATGATTAGCGTTGCAATCTGGCAGGCTCGTCAAGCTCCAACAGGACAAGGCGTAAGCATCGATGGATTCGCTCCAAGCCCTTACACAATGTCTAATCAACTTATGGCTCGCGTACGTGGCTTACTTGCACCATATCTCAGCCCTAATTCAATGGTGGGCTAATGCCAGCGATTACCACCCTACGATCTAGCATAGCCTCGGCTCTTACTGATAACTCTAAGTGGTCAGTATTCTCCTACCCGCCAGCAAGCCCTATTGCTAACTCTGTGATTGTCAGCCCTTCTGATCCATACATCACGCCGACCAATAACGATTACACCTCAATCGCTCCTCTTGCTAATTTTTCAATAAACATACTTGTGCCATTGCTAGATAATCAAGGCAATCTTGCAGGCATTGAAGATGACATCGTGCGAGTCTTTCAGCTCTTGGAAGCATCAAGCATTGTGTTCAACGTAGGGAGCGTGAGCGCACCAGCGGTTCTCAGCCTACCTACCGGCGATTTGCTGAGTTGTACAATACAGGTCAGCACCCTAACGGAATGGAGCTAATCGATGAGCGATTGGACAAAGGAGCAAGCCGACTTTCTAATCAAGATCGGTCAAGTTCCACCAGCAGCACCAGCACCAAAATCAACTACTAAGAAAGATGAGGAATAACTGAAATGGCAGTATTCTTAAATAACGGCGTTGTACTGACAATCAATTCAGTTGATCTCTCAGACCACGTTACAGCAGTCACAATCAACCGTTCATTCGATGAACTCGAAGTCACAGCAATGGGTGATGGCGGTCACAAGTTCGTGAAGGGTCTTGAGGCTTCCTCAATCACAATCGACCTTCTCAACGATACAGCTACATCAGAGGTTCTACAGACACTTCAGGCTGTATGGGGAACTAACACAACAATCACAGTCAAGCAGACCAACGCTGTTGTCTCTGCAACTAACCCTCTTTACACAATGACATGCCTTATCAACAACACAACCGATATCAACGGTTCTGTAGCTGACATCGCAATGCAGAGCCTTACATTCAACGTATCAGGTACAATCGCTGTAACAACAGCGTAATAGAAAGCAAGGGCTAACATGGCAAAGCTAAAGGTAACAAGGGCTGACAATTCAGTACAGGAGTTTGAGATAACTCCAGTAATTGAGTACAGCTTTGAGCAGCACTTTAAGAAGGGTTTTCACAAATCCTTGATAGAGGACCAGATGCAGAGTTCTGTGTACTGGATTTGCTGGGAAGCCATTAGACGTTCGGGTGAAACAGTCAAACCTTTTGGGGAACAGTTTATTGAGACTCTCAAGTCAGTTGAGGTCTTAGAGTCTGACCCTTTAGGGTAGATCGGAACTCCCTCACCTATCTCGCAGCTCGCTTGAGTTACGAGTATGGAGTTCCTTTCCAAACCATTGTTGAGTTATCACCGATGGCTTTCAAGGCACATTTAGAAGTTCTTAAGGACATAGCGAAGGAGCAGAAAGATGCGTATCGAAATTCGCGGAAACGCTGACCTTCGCAAAGCAATGCGACGCTTCACGCCCGACCTTGAGAAAGCCTTACGCAAAGAGATTGGCGCAGCTCTTCGCCCAGTTGTAAGAGAAGCAAAGGGATTCGTTCCCGCATCATCTCCTATGTCTGGGTGGGCTGGTCGCTCATTTAGTGAAGGCAAGTTTCCAACCTTTAACGCTTCAATCATGAAGGCTGGCATTAAGTATTCTGCAAGCCCTAGCAAGGTAAACGCACAGGGCTTCAGCTCGATGGCAAGTGTTCAGAACAACAGCCGCGTAGGTTCTATCTATGAAGGCGCTGGTCGCGCTAACCCTAATGGACAGCCTTGGGTTGGTCCTAAAGGATCTGGTAGCAACCGCTACAGCAAGTCCAGAAATCCTAAAGCCGGACAACAATTTATTGCTAATCTGCCACCGCTTGTCGGCAGCCTTAAGGGTCGCGGTCGCTTGATTTATCGCGCTTGGGCTGAGAACAGAGGCAAGGCAGAAGGAGCAGTTAATAAAGCAATTGACACAGCTCTTGCAGAATTTAGAGCTCGCGCTAAACAAGGTCTAGGGAAGGCAGCATAATGGCAACAATCTATGAAGAGATTAAGATTGCTTCCACAGCTGACACTCGTGGATTTAAGAAAGCTGAATCAGCCGCCACTAAACTAAATAAGACTCTTAGAAACCTAGGTTTAGCCCTTGGCACAACTGCTCTGGTCTCTTATGGCAAGGCGGCAGTCAAGGCTTTCGCAGCCGATGAAGCAGCAGCCAACCGCCTAGCCACGGCAGTAGATAACCTTGGGCTTTCATTTTCGCAGGCTAAGGTCACAACCTTTATCGCAGAACTTGAGCAGAGCGCGGCTATTGCCGATGATGTACTTCGCCCAGCCTTCCAAGGATTACTCACAACAACTGGATCACTTACCCAGTCTCAGAAACTGCTTAACGATGCAATCCAAATTAGTCGCGCAAGCGGCGTAGATTTAGCCACAGTAGCAACCGACTTAGGTAAAGGCTATGTAGGCATTACTAGAGGCTTGATTAAGTACAACACAGGATTGACTAGAGCAGAGATTACAACCAAGTCATTCAACGAGATTCTAGGCATCATGCTTGCCCGCTCAGCCGGTTCAGCACAGGCTTATCTTGATACAACCTCTTACAAGATGGAAGTCCTTACAACAGCAGCAGGCAACGCTCAGGAGACAATCGGCTCTGGTCTAGTAGATGCCTTCGCTAGAATTGGTGGCGGTTCTTCTGCTACCGATGCAGCCAAGACAATCGACACTATTGCTAAGTCAATCAATACTTTGACTCAGGGAGTCGGACTTGCAGTTGCCGGATTAGTCAAACTCTACAGAGGCTTTGAATTCGTTGGGAGCCTTGGCGGTTTACTTAGTGAGACAGGTCCAGTATTCGGACAGTTTGCAGAAAGAGCACCTTCAACTAATCGATCTAAATCTCCAGCAGGCACAGCACAGCGCACAGCCCAGCAGCGAGCAGCAGAGGCAACAGCAGCCAAGCGAGCCAAGGAATTAGCAGCTTTACAGACTAAGCAGGTTAAGGCTCAGAAGACTTTGACTGACGAGCAAAAGAAGCAGAACGCTCTTAAGAAGGCTGGGTCTATCTTTGACCTAGAGCAAGTGCAACTCATTGCTGCCCTTAAGGGTAAGTTATCTGATGAAGATCGTAAGCGAGTAGAACTCCAGTTTGCTTTGATTACTGGCAATGTATCAGAAGCCAAGAAACTAACTAATGAAATAGCAGTTGCTCAAGGCTTAGGCGAGAAGCTCGCAGGATACCTAGCAAGCCTTCCAGATGCTAAGAACCCGTTTGCTTCATGGGGAGCGTACCTCGATATGCTTGCCAAGAAGGCTTCTTTAATAGTTACGGGCGATCCTAATTTCAACAGTTCTTTAGGCTGGAATAACAATCCTTCATTCCCTGAAATTCCTGATGTTCCAGAAACTAATGTGACACCATTCCCTAGATCAACACCCGGCAGCTTCCGCAGGGCAGAAGAACAATCAAACCTGACTGGACCAATTCAGGTTTCAGTCAATATCGATGGAAAGCAAATTGCTTCTGCACTTCAAGATACTTCAATGTCAGGCACAGGATCATCTATCAATAGACTTAATGGCGGCTGGTCTATCTCGTGACATTACCTGCTGAAATATCCGTATCCTTTGACTTTAGCTCGGGTGCGACTTTTGGCTATCCATTTACTATCGGCGATGCTAAGTATGGAGTTCTAGGCACAGGCACACTTGGCTCATCTACAGTTCCAGTTCCTATTGTTGATTTAACGCCTCAAGTTCGTAACATAACTATTAACCGTGGCAGAGATATCCAAGCAGACCAGTACATCGCTGGCACAGCGGTTGTACGCATCATCGACCCTGACTCTTATTTCAACCCACAGAACACAGCCAGCCCGTATTACGGCTATCTAGTGCCTTTGCGCAAGGTGCGCATCTCAGCTACAACAGCGACAACCCAAGAGTTCTTATTCTCAGGCTATACAACTGAGTACCGTTATACCTATGACCAAGCCGAGCAGATGGGCTATGTAGATATTTATATTGCAGATGCTTTCCGCTTGTTTAATCTAGCCCAAGTCACAACCGTTACAGACTCAGGAGCAGGACAGGCAACCGGCACACGCATAGGCAAGATATTAGATCAGGTGGGATTCCCTGCCAATATGCGCACAATCGCTACTGGTCAATCCTCTTGCATCGCAGACCCCGGAACGCTACGCACAAGCCTTGCAGCAGTTAAGAACGCTGAGTTCTCTGAGCAGGGTGCGTTCTTTATCAACGGCTCAGGCACAGCAGTATTTAGAGATAGAAATTCAGTTGCTTCATCTATTTCTGGAACTCCTATCGAGTTCAATCAAACCGGCGATATTCCATATAAGAACCTAGTGTTTGCCTTCGATGACAAGCTCATCATCAATCAAGCTCAAATAACCCGTTATGGCGGCACAGCCCAGTTTGCAGCCAACGCAGATAGCATTGCCCGATACTTCCCTCACCAGTACAGCGCACAGGACTTGGTTATTGATACAGATGCCAATGCCCTCAATATCGCTGCCACTTATGTAGCCACTAGAGCTGAGACAACAATCCGCATTGACCAGATGCTTGTTGATCTATTAGACCCAGCAGTACCAACTGACACAATGATTGGCTTGGATTACTTTGACAATCTAAGAATCAGCAATATCCAGCCAGACGGCTCTACCATCACTAAGACTCTGCAATGCCAAGGTCTATCGTGGAATATCAGCCCCAACAGCATGAGCGTTACAGTAACAACACTTGAGCCTATCGTCGATGGGTTCATCATAGGAAGCACAGAACGCGGTATAATTGGCGTGAGTGCAATGACTTACTAGGAGATATAAATTGGCTACAGGCTTTCCATCAGCAACCGGAGACATTCTCACAGCAGCAATGTTTAACGGTTTAGTGACTTTTACAGTCGATTCAGATCAGACAGCGGACTACACAGCAGTCCTCGATGATGCCTATCAGGTCTTAGTGCCT